CCTAACAATAGGTCTTCCAGATGATGTTACCATCACAAACAATTTAAATGTTGGCGGAATCTTAAGTGTTACTGGAAGTACCTACCTTGGTGACGCGGCTACTGATATCATCGAAGTACAGGGTCAATTTAGAATTCCCGTATTTACTTCAGGACAAATTCCAGCAGCGTTTTCATCTTCTCCTGAGTTGTATCATGGTTACTCTTTCTACTTAACAGGAAGTGGTCTGCCCAACGGCGACTTCTTTAGAACTGCGAATAAGTGGTACCACAACGAAGGTGGAATGTGGCACAAGAGCTTTTTCAGTAACTCTTAATTAATATAACGAGAAGGTAAGTGAAATGGCAAAAGGTTTTTCTGTTGTTAGCGGCTCAAATGTCGTTATACATCAATTAACAGAATTAGGCAGAGCTAGTTTTAGTGGCTCTGTCGAAATAACAGGTACGTTAGGTCCTGATACTGATGCTTCTCGTGATTTTGGAACAAACAGTATTAGATGGAATGATATATATGCAGTCCAAACAACTGTAGGTGCTATTTTTGAAACTGGTTTAACTACAAAAGGTATTGGAAGGTATCCTACTGGAACAGTCTTAGTATGGAACGAAGGTTTAACTCCATGCTGTGAATCAGAAGATTCACGAGTTATTGGAGTTGTTAAGAAAGGAAAAGATCAACCTATTATTCTCGGTGCAGAACCCGTGAGAGTGACAGGAAAGATAAGACCCGGAGACATGCTAGTCACTAGCGAAGTTGTAGGTCATGCTAAAGCAGCTAAGTTAAGAAATTGTTTTTTCTTTAAAAAAAATCTAACAGGAAAAATAATAGGACAAGCTTTAGAGCCATATGACGGCGACTCTGGGGTAGTAAAATGCATGATTTTACGTCTATAGACGTGAGTCTTTACCACCCTAAAGGATTCTCCTTATTCAGAATACTAGTTAAAGAGAGTGGAATCGACCATCTTTGAAGAATTGGAGTATCATAAATGTCAAGTATGCTGGAACAAGCTTTAGTGGATGCGACTGCATTAAAAGAAGCAGCACTGAAAAAAGCAGAAGCAGCTGTTCTCGAAGCAGCTAAACCTAAAATTGAAGAAACATTGAAAGCTCTTCTCGAAGCTGAAGGAGATGAATTAGAAGATCTCTTAGGTGATGACGAACTTGGAGTTGATCCCCTCGCCGACCCGCTCGCTGGCGACCCTGGTCCCGGAGAAGTCGGTGGAGTAATGGATAACCTTACAATGGGAATTACTGCTGGCGAAAAAATGTGTGCTTGTCCAGACGAAGAAGAAGAAATTGAAATCGACTTTGGTGAATTAGAACGTCAAATGGCTGCTGACGAACAAGGCGGAGAGCCTGGAACTGAAATGGGTCAAGATGACCTTGCAGCAGATCTTAACCTTAGTCCTCCTGATGACGAGCTTGGTGCTGAAATGGGTCAAGATGATCAAGAAGACGAATTTGATATTGACGAAGAATATCTCGCTGAAGAAATTGCATCTGCTCTTAAAGAAGAAGAAGAGTGCGACGAAGAAGTTGATCCTGTCGAAGAGGCAAAAATGACTAGAGACATGATAGCTGCTGCATCTGCTGATGCCCATAGAGATTACAAGAGACAACAAGCAACTGCGACTCCTGAAAAGGAACGTCCCCGCCACAAATCACTTGGACAAGAATTTGATCTGGATACGGGAGACGATGCGCCTCTCGAACTCGCAGAAGGCGAAATGATTGTCACAAAAGAAAAACTTATGGAAATAGTTAATTCACATACGAAAGATCTATTTACATCACAAGCGAAGAAAGATAAAGAAATTGAAAAACTTAAATCTTATCTTCTGAAGCTGACCGAACAGGTTAAAGAGACTAACCTCTCAAATGCTCGGTTGCTTTACACAAACCAGACTCTGGAAAGCGTCTCCTTGAATGAGCGACAAAAATCTAAAATTGTCGAAGCTGTTTCAAAGGCTGGTTCTGTTGAAGAGGCAAAGGTGATTTACGAAACACTTATTGTCTCAGTGGGTTCCTCTTCTTCTAATGATAGAAAGAAACCAAAGTCACTGAGAGAAGCTGTTGAACGTCGTAGTACGCCACTTATTGCTAGAGGCAACAAACCAGAAAAAGTATCTAATGACCCTATAAGGGCACGGATGCGGGAACTAGCCGGAATTAAAAAATAATTCCAAACATTTATTCTAAAAAGGAGAAAACAAATGTCTGTACTAAAATCATTAACTGAAGGAATCGTAAACCGTGACCTTCAAAAGGAAGGCGCTGCCCTTCTATCTAAGTGGGAGCAAACTGGCTTGCTCGAAGGACTTGATTCTGAACGAGCCAAGGCTGGAATGGCTCGCCTCTTAGAAAACCAAGCTATGGAACTTCTTCGTGAAGCTTCAACAATGGCTGGCGGTGACGTTGAAGGCTTTGCAGCTGTAGCGTTCCCGATTGTCCGTCGTGTCTTTGGTGCACTTATCGCTAACGAACTTGTTTCTGTTCAGCCGATGAGCTTACCCTCAGGTCTGATCTTCTTCCTTGACTTTACGACTGATCGTAACCGTCTTGGTACTGAAGCTGATGAATCCGTATTTGGTGGTGGTCGAGTGGCTTCCCAAATCACTGGTGGTGTTTCTTTAACTGGTGATTCAGCTGAAGATTCATTCTACAACTTGAACAACGGTTACAGTTCACCTACTGGCTCAACCGCAGTAATTCTTGAGCTTGCTGACTCTGGTATCTTTGGTGCTGGTGGAGCGTTGGATCGTTTGGTTCGTCATGATCCTGACTTGGTCTCAGGTACTACTGCAATCGCTGTTGTTACAGCTTCTGTTGCAGCCCTTGAAGCATCTGGTAAACCTCTTAACAAGAACAACCTTGTTACTGTTACCATTGACGGCTTAGCCGCTGGTGCGTCGCAGCTTCGTCGTTTGACTAAGCCTTCTGGTTCAAACCCAGGTGTTACTTACAACGACATTTTGCTTTATGTTACTTCTGATACATTGACTGTTGCTCAGCTGACTGCCTCTGTAGGTGTCACTGGTTCGCAGACTGTTACGTTCGCCATGGATGATAACCTTGAAAACGGAAGTGCTCTTGGTTCGGTTCGTGGTGTTGTCGAATGGGGTCTGGAAAACGAGACTGCTATTCCTGAAATCGATATCAAAGTTGACTCAGTATCCGTTACTGCCAAGACTAAGAAACTGAAAGCTAAGTGGACTCCAGAACTTGGTCAAGACTTGAACGCTTACCATAACCTTGACGCTGAAGTCGAACTGACTAGCATCTTATCGGAACAAATTGGTCTTGAAATTGACCAAGAAATCCTTGAAGACCTGTTGAAAGGTGCTTCTGCTGGTACCTATTACTGGTCCCGTCGTCCAGGTCGTTTCCTGGTACGTGATACCGGTCTGCCTATCACGTCTGTTGCTAATGAATCTGTACTTGGTGCTGATTTCACTGGTACTGTATCTGAATGGTACGAAACCCTTGTCGAAACTTTGAATGATGTGTCCGCACAGATTCACCGTAAGACTCTTCGCGGCGGCGCCAACTTCCTGGTTTGTGGACCGGAAGTTGCAAACATCCTTGAATTCACTTCTGGCTTCCGTGCAAACGTTGTCCATGATGATGGTAAAGGTGATGTTGGCGCGGTCAAGAGCGGTCAACTTAGCAAGAAGTGGGATGTCTTTGTAGATCCTTACTTCCCACGTAACATTATCTTGATTGGTCGTAAGGGTGGTTCATTCCTCGAAAGTGGATTTGTTTACTCACCTTACGTTCCTCTTCAAGTAACTCCTACCATCTTTGGTACTGAGGACTTTGTTCCTCGTAAAGGCGTAATGACTCGTTACGCTAAGAAGATGGTACGCCCCGACATGTATGGTGTCGTAGTTGTCCAAGACCTTAAAGGCTAAGCCTTAAAGAAAAACGAGTAACTAGATTAAGAGACCTTAACGGGTCTCTTTTTCTTTTAGTTTCTTATCATTGGATTTGATACTATTTACATTGAACAACTGAGGAAAATAAATGTCTATTACAACATTAACGCCCATCTCGCAAACTAGCAGAATTACTCTGCCAGCGACTGGCACATTGACAAATGTAGCAGATTCACTACCATTCGCAGTTCCGCAGTACATTGCCGATACTTCTTTTTTGTCCGGCGCAACTGATCAAGTTGCTTTCACTTACAAAATGTTCGGTGGCGAAGTCCTCGACATTGAAATCACAGAATGCCAAGTCTATGCAGCATATGAATATGCTACTTTAGAGTATTCTTCCATGATTAATAGTCACCAAGCAAGAAACGTACTTTCGGATGTTTTAGGATTTCCAACAGGAACTTTTGATCAAGATGGTGAACTTAAAGCAGGTTCTGAACTCAGTTCAAGTCTTAGTGGCGCTAGTTTAGCAGTCATGTATCCTGATTTTAGCTTACATGCAACTTTAGGTATTAATAGAGCTATTGCCACCGAAGCGGGAGTCGGAGGAACAAAGGCTTTCTATTCAGCTTCTGTTCCCATCAACGCAGGTACACAAGACTATGATCTTCAAGCAAGAGTAGAAACATTAGCGGCATCAGGTTCTGGTGAGCGTTTTGAAGGTCTTGTTGGGGACAATAGAATCACAATTCGTAGAGTTTGGTATAGAACTCCTAGAGCGATGTGGAGATTCTATGGTTACTATGGTGGTTTGAATGCTATTGGTAATATGTCAACGTACGGACAATATTCTGATGATTCAACTTTTGAAGTAATTCCTGCTTGGCAGAATAAAGCTCAAGCAATGGCTTATGAGGACAATCTTTGGACTCGCATTTCACATTATTCTTTTGAGTTGAGAGACAACAAAGTTAGAGTGTTCCCAATGCCTTCGACAAGCGAGCTTCTCCGCTTGTGGTTTGAATTTACTATTGATGATGCAGATGTTTATAATTTAAATACTTCAGGTAGTGTCGGTCAGGCTAGAAATAGAGGTGTGAACAATATCAATACTGTTCCTTTCGCAAATATTCCTTACTGTAACATTAACTCAATGGGCAAACAGTGGATTAGAAGGTTTGCTTTAGCTATCTCCAAAGAGCAGCTTGGATTGGTCAGAAGCAAACTTGATAGTATCCCGCTTCCAGGTGATAAAGTGACTTTGAATGGTCCTGCTCTTGTAGAAGCTGGGGTTGCAGAACAAGATAAATTAAGAGACTCTTTGGCAGAATATCTTGATAAGGTTACTTACAATGCTTTGGCAGAACAGAGAGCTGAACTTGTTGAGAATGCTGACAGAGTAAATCAGAAGATTCCAATGAGCATCTTCGTAGGGTAAATAAATGTCTAGCGAGAACAACATAACATGGTCCCGCCCCGCGTCGCCACCTGCACCTCTTTTCTTTGGCGAGAAGGAAAGAAATTTTGTTAAGCAGATTAATGATGAGATTACTGAATGTATTGTACCTCAGGTCATCATCTATTACCCAATCAGTGTGAAACACTCTAAGTTTCATGAGTTGTATGGCGAAGCTATCGAGAAGACATTTTTGCCACCTGTCAGAGTGGCAACAAGAGTCTACTGGGGCGACGGTCGAGTAACTACTACAGAGAAACATAATATAGATTCAGAATCAAGGATTATTGTAAGGTTTCAAAAGAGGCGTATTACTGAAGACTTAGATCTGTTTGTGAGACAGGGAGATATTATCTTCTATGGTAACCAATTCTACGAAATTCAAAAGATTGGAGAACCTGATGAATTGTTTTCTCAAGCTGACCAAAGATTTGAAATTACCGCAGAATGTTTGCGCGTGAGAGGCGGTCAGTTTGATGAACCAGAAGAGGTTACCACGGCACGAGAGTTGTTTAGAGCAGACCCCACAGCCGCAGAGGACGTCTCTGGAGCTATATCTTCTGGTTGTGACGGAAAGATTAAAATCTTATCAGCAAGTGATACATCATCTGATTTTTCTACTATTTCAAACATGATCAATAATCCTCTCAATTTTGTAGGTTGTATTGTTTACATCAGACAAGTAGGAAGTACATTATATCCTCCTTTTGAACAAGTAAATAAATTTTATTTTAATGAAGGAGGAACTTGGTTTGAGAGTCCTTTCTTCTTGGGTTTATAAATGGCAAACGGTAAAGAACTATTACAAGGAATGGTTAATGGAGGAGAGAGTGGAAGGAAATCTTATCCTCTCACCCCTTCTACCATTGAGACAATTGATCTTGCTATGTACGATTGGCTAAACAAGACAATGGATCTTTATTGTGACACTAATAAAGGGTGGCAAAAGACTCCTGTCGTGTGGGTTGGTCATGAGCGTGCATTTGCCGTGAAGAACAACAGAGATTTGAGAGACAGGACCGGAACATTTATCTTGCCAGTTCTGACACTTGAGCGGAAAGATATCGAAAAGAATCCTTCTAGAAAAGGTTCTGTCTGGAGTAACATTGTTCCTCCCGGAGATGCCAGAGGTGGTTCATACGAAATATCAAGAAGAATCAATCAAGAAAAGACATCAAATTTTGCTAACTCCGACGCGGCGCTCTTCAATAGAAACGAAAAAGAATTCAGCCTTAGAGAAAATAAGAAGATTGTATATGAAACAGCGATCATCCCATTACCTATCTATACTGTTTTTACATACGAAATCGAAGTTAAGACAGAGTTTATGCAGCAGATGAACCAATTGTCTCAACCATTTATGACAACCTCTGGAGGAATCAATAGATTCACCATCAAAAGAGACGGTTGGCATTATGAAGCTTTTTTTAAACCAAATTTTTCAACTGAGAATAATGGTGATAACTTAGATGATCAACAAAGACAATTTATAACAAAAATTGAAGTAGAGGTGCTTGGAAAGCTTGTGGGAGAAGGTTTAAATAGAAAACAACCACAGGTAGCCGTTCGACAAAATATTGTTGAAGTGAAAATACCCAGAGAACGTGTCATGGTCGGCGATTTAGACGAGATTGATACAAAAAAGACTTTCTAGCTAATTTCCGTTGGTTCATCGCAACACTATTTACTTGAGAAAGCGCCAATAGTACATAAGTCGCCAGTTTTTAAGGAGAGACCCCAGAAATGTCATCAATCAAAAAATACCGCTTTGTTTCGCCCGGCGTGCAAATCAAGGAAGTTGACCAATCACAACGAGTAAGAGCCCCTGATCCAACCGGACCAGTTGTTGTTGGTCGTGCTCTTAAGGGTCCCGCCCTTATTCCTACTACGGTAAACAGTTATCTCGAATTTGTTGAGACTTTTGGTCTCCCTGTTCGCGGCGTCGGTACTGGTGATATTTGGAGAGACGGTAACACAACTTCGCCGACGTACGCTGCTTATGCTGCCGAAGCATACTTGAAGAATTCTAGTCCTCTTACTTTCGTTAGATTACTTGGTTCGGAAAGTGACAATGCAACCTCAGCTTTGACTGCTCAAGCTGGCTGGACGACTGAAAACACCTCGGCAGATGTTTTGAACTCTGGCAACGGCGGCGCTGTTGGTCTTTGGGTTGTTCCATCTTCCTCAGTGGGTTACTCTGCTAACGTCACTGGTGCTTTAGCAGCTGTGTTCTATCTTGACAAAGGTTCATTACGTCTTGTCGGCGATGATCCTTCAGGTACTGATGTAGGTACTGCTGGTGCTGCTGTTCTGGTACAGAATATTGGTAGTTCATATGAGTTTAGACTTGTTGTCGAAGACGAGACTGAAGCTACTGTAAAAGATACTGCTTTTAACTTCAATCCGAATTCTTCGAAGTACATCCGCAAAGTCTTTAACACTAACCCAACTTTGGTTAATGATGAAGTTACTCCTGCTGCTTCTCTTGAAAATTATTTCCTTGGGGAAACCTTTGAAAGCCACTTGAAAGAAATTGTTAACGAGAACAGTGGTAACATTGCAGGTTCGGTATTTGGTTTCCTTGCTGCTGTTGAAAACAGCACCATTAACCACGCTGACTTTAAGGGTGTTGAATCAACCGCCGCTAAGACTGGTTGGATTCTTGGTCAAGACTTGAATACTGTTACTGGCAGTTTCGTTGCTGAGTCTATGCCTAACTTGTTCCGCTTTGTTGTAAACAAAGGTGACGGCTCTGGTGAATATGAACAGAACAATATCAAAGTTTCAATCTCTGAGGTAAAAGCTTCTACTAGCACTTACGATCGTTACGGTACTTTTACTGTCGAACTTCGAAACATCGAAGACACTGAGAATTCGAAAGAAATTGTTGAAGTCTACGCACAGTGTAGTCTTGACCCAAACTCAAACAATTACATCGCTAAGAAAATTGGTGATAAGAATGTTGCTTGGGATAAGACTGAAAGACGCCACCGCGAATATGGTGATTTCCCAAATGTATCAAATCTCGTAAGAGTTGAAATGAACCCTGTTATTCAACAAGGTGGTTTAGATCCTGAACTTCTTCCTTTCGGATTCCTCGGTCCCGTTAGATTCAAAGCGATTGACCTGATTAGCGGTTCTGCTGTTTCAGCAACTTCCCTTATGGTCGGAACTGGTTCGATGCCTGATGCTTTCACCGGTGACGGCACAAGCACTATTGCTACTCCAGGTATTTCAGACTTCACTGCTTCTTTGGAATTCCCAAAAATGCAAATGAGAGTTTCAAGTTCAGATGCTGGTGTCCTTAACCCTGAAGAAGCTTACTTTGGTGTTGTCACTCAAAAAGTCGGTGCTCAAAAGTTTGATGATGATGTCCGAGACCTTGTAAGAATTAAGCCTGATGGGGTAGACTCGCATGTTCCTGGAACTGCGACTGAATACCAATTTGTCTTCACTCTTGATGATGTTGTTGCTGTTTCTGGTTCGACTACTCAGTCTTACTGGTTGAGTGGTTCTCGTGCATCAGGTACTTCGGTAACTGCTATTGCAGCTGCTTCTTCGGGCGCTGAAGAGGGCTACAAAGCTGTATTAGAACGTGGTAATAACAAATTCACCATGCCGTTGTTTGGTGGTTTTGATGGTCTGGATATCACTGAACGAGATCCTTTCCGAAACACTTACTTGTCTAAGGGTGGTTCTGACCAGGACGCTAACTACGCTGTATACTCAGTTCGTAGAGCTATAGATTCTTTTAGAGACCCAGAAGTTGTGGATATTAACCTTGCAGCTCTACCAGGTATTACTAACCCAGGTTTGACAAACCATCTGATGGATACTGTTGAACGTCGTGCTGACGCATTGGTAATCATTGATATCGAAGGTGGTTATGTTCCTTCTCATGAAAGTACTGCCGCTGAGTCTTCAAGACTTGGGTCAGTAGACGCAACTATCACTGCTTTGAAAGCTCGCGCTCTCAACTCTAGTTACGCTTGCACTTACTACCCGTGGGTTCGCGTCCAAGACTCTAACTCAGGTTTCCCACTTTGGATGCCTCCTTCAGTTGTGGCTCTTGGGACAATGGCTTCTTCACAAGAAAAGAGTGCTGTTTGGTTTGCTCCTGCTGGTTTCAACCGTGGTGGTCTAACTGATGGCTCAGCGGGAATTTCAGTTTCCGATGTTCGTGAGAAGCTAACTGCTCCACAACGTGATAAACTTTACGAAGTTAATATTAACCCGATTGCATCTTTCCCAGCAGAGGGAGTTGTAATTTTCGGTCAGAAGACTTTGCAAGCAACCCCATCAGCTATCGACAGAATCAATGTCCGTCGTCTTCTGATTCTTCTTAAGAAAGAAATTTCTAAGATTGCTTCTAGAATCTTGTTTGACCAAAACCTCAAGGTAACTTGGGCACGTTTCAAGGGGCAGGTTAATCCTCTCCTTGATAGAGTTCAAACTAACTTCGGTCTTAAGGAACACAGGTTGATTCTTGATGAGACTACAACTACTGATGATCTGATTGACAGAAATATTATGTACGCGAAGATCTTCTTGAAGCCTGCTACCTCAATTGAATTCATTGCACTTGACTTTATTGTTGCAAGAACTGGTGCTTCATTCGAAGACCTCTAGGTCAAAAAATAATTTAACACCTAGTTAAAGAACAAAAGGAGATAATATCTAATGGCTAATCAAGTAGACGGGTTTTGGACCCAACCCCAGCGAGACCCAAAGCGAGCGTATCGTTGGCTTGTTATGTTTCCCAATATGCCCAATGCTGCTACATGGTACGCCAAAAAGGTAAAGAAACCAAAAATTAATGTGAGCAAGACTGAACACACATATTTGAACCATACATTCAAATACCCAGGTCGAGTGACTTGGGATGATGTCTCAGTAACTCTGGTTGACCCAGTTTCTCCTGATGCTGCACAGCATTTAGCTGCCATCATTCAGGGTTCTGGTTACATCGTTCCGAAGACGTTTAACGACGTTACCACTATCTCTAAGGCTCGCGCTATTGAGATGATTGGTGGTCAAGTTGTGATTATCCAAATTGATGAAAGCATCACTGAACAAGGCGCCCCACTTTCAGAAGGACGTGCTGTTGAAGTTTGGACTTTAAAGAACCCATGGATTATGGATGTTGACTTTGGCGAACTTGATTATGAATCAGATGATCTGACGAGTATTGAGTTAACACTTGCTTACGATTATGCTACACTTTCATCTCCTGATGCACTTCAGGATCCGATTGCGAGTTTGGTGAGAAACCTTCTTCCGCTAGGAAAGGACACCTTTGACCTCCACGGATCGTAATTCTAAACAAGAGGTTAAAAAATGACAGACAGAGATAACGATAAGCGTTCAGGAGCAGCAGTTGATGCGCCCCTGGGCGCTTTCTCTCACTCGGATGAGGGAAAACCAGTACTACAGTTCTCAGCGCCAACAGAAATAGTTGAGTTACCCTCACAAGGTAAGTTTTACCCAGAAGGACACCCGCTTTATGGTTTAACATCAGTAGAAATTCGACATATGACAGCTAAAGAAGAAGACATTTTGACAAATGTCTCTTTAATAAAAAAAGGCACGGCAATTGACCGAATGCTTCAAAACATTCTTGTTAGTCCAAAAGTAGAAGTAAGTGAGTTCCTCGCAGGTGACAAAAATGCACTGACAGTTGCCGCAAGGATTACAGGCTTTGGTCCGAACTACGCCACTAAGGTAAGATGCCCAAGTTGCGGAGAAACTAAAGACTTTGAGTTCGATCTCAACGATCACAAAACGATTGACGGCACTAATTTACCTGATGGAGTAGAATCAACAGAGACCGGGACATTCATGTTCAGTAAACTCCCTGGGTTTACGGGTTCAGTAGAAATTCGTCTAATGACCGGACAAGATGAAAAGTCTTTGGCACAAGCCGCAGAACAAAAAAAGAAACATAGTCTTCCACCAACTATGATTACAGACCAGTTAAAAATGGTTATTGTTTCAGTAGCTGGCTCGAACAAACCAGTAGACATTGGGTATTTCGTAGATAACATGCCACTGCTTACCACAAAGAAGCTTCGCAGTCTCTATAAGGAAATCACCCCAAATATCGATCTTACTCAAGAATACTCTTGCAGTAACTGTGACTATGAGGAATCAATGGAGGTCCCGTTTAGTACGGAATTTTTTTGGCCTAAGCAATAAATATATCCAAAGCGTATATGACGAGTTCTTTTATCTAAAATATTACGGAAACTGGAGCTTCATTGAAGCATACAACTTGCCGATTACTATTAGAAGATACTTCTTAGAAAAGCTTAATAAGCAAATCGAAAAAGAAAATGATGCAGTAGAAAAGGCTCAGAGCAAGAAATGACAATAGCATTAGGCGCCTCACCGCGCCTTTTGTTTATTGTGAGCTACTTATGAAGAGGGAAGAAGATGCTCAAAGTTAGCAAAAGAGACATGTTAGATGAGCTACACACTCAGATTGGCGACGGCAGAGGACGAGTTAACTTTGCCAATGCAATGGGAATTAAGAGAATCCCGGCAGTGCTTATGACATATAACAAAAAGGGCGGTGAAGACATGGAAGAATCTTTTAGAATGGGCGGAGCAGACGCTCATATCGATCCTGAGAATGGCGACGTCGGACAAGTTACTGATTTAGTGCCCATCGTGATTGATTTAGGCTCATCACGACGTGGTGATCTTGATGAAAGTTTTCTTCGTATGTTCGGTTCAGGTATTCAAGCAATTATGACAAGAATGTTTGGTGGACCAGCTGTTCCTGTAACAGTGCGTGGTACTAGATCTCAAGTTGATTCTTTTACAAAGGTCTTACAAAGCGAAAAAAGATACCTTCAAACCTGGTCTGAGCTTGGTTTGGACAATCCAGCCACATATAAAAATAAATTCAAACTAGATAATGCTGTAAGACGTTTTGAACGATCGACTGGTCTTACTTACCCCTTTAAATAGGAACCATATTAAATGGCGGATGATCAACTAACACCAGAACAAGCTGAAGCGATAGCTGAATCGTTTGCCAAGAGAGCGGCAAGCGCTGACTCTATGCAGCGTTCTTTGGCGGCTGAGCTTGCACTTCTTAATGAAGAATCGGAAGTTTTTCAAACCATTGGTCAAGAGATTGATACAAACAACTCTCTTTTGAAAATTGAAGCCCAGATGGCTCAAACACAAATTAAGTCTCTTAAGAATCAATTAGAACACAAAATTAAGATTGGTTCCGCTGACGAGGAAGCTTTAAAATCTATTGGCGAGCAAATTGCCGCTCAAAAGAAACTTGTTGAAGAAACCAACAGAAGAGTTACAGCCTCAGAAACTTTGCAAAGCACTACTGCTGGAATGGTCACTACTCTTACGGGTATTGATAGTTCTTGGAAACAGACATTTGTCGGCTCGTTTACAGAATCACTCTCAACAGCTACAAGTTTGAGTCAAGTCATCGGTGATGTAGGAGCTGGGTTGAGTAAGACGTTGACCGCATCAAACGTGCTAGGTTCTTCACTTAGTAAAGTAATGGAAGCTACGGCAGCGATGGCGGTCATGCAGGACGAAGCCACAGCGGCTTTTAGCAAGACAACTGGTACTGGCAAGAAATATCACTCGATGATTACTGACGTTGCTCAAAGCAACAGAGCATTTGGGGTCTCTTCAGAGGATTCTAGTAATGCTTTCAATCTGTTGTATACAAATATGAACCAGTTCTCCTCAATGGCACCCACAGCTAGTAAAGAGTTGGCGACATTGGTGACTAGACTTGAAGCTGTTGGTCTTAGTGCAGAAACCGTAGTAGGTAATTTGGACTTCGCGATGCGAATTCTTGGTATGAGCACCGCCGAGGCTTCAAAACTTCAATTACAACTCTTGACGACAGCTGATGCATTAGCTCTACCGCCCCAAACTGTTGCAGAAGGTTTTGCGAACGCGTCTGGTCAATTGGCAGCACATGGCGGCAAGATAATGAATGTGTTTAAGAGAATGGCACATCAATCTAAAGCTACAGGTGTTGCGATGGAAACTCTACTTGGGTTCGCATCGCAATTTAACACTTATGAAGGGTCAGCAAGAGTTGTGGCAGATTTCAACCATCTCCTTGGCGGTCCTTATTTGAACAGTTTAGAATTATTGAACGCTACAGAGTCAGAAAGAATCGATATCATCCAACAAGCAATAAAATCTTCAGGACAACAGTTTGAAGAAATGGACGCTCACACGAAGAGAGCGTTCGCTCATCACCTAGGGTTGAAAGATGTTGAAGAGGCACAGAGACTTCTGACACCTTTGACACTTGAAGCCGCAGAAGCAAACAGGAAAAAAGCAATTACCGATAAGGAATTAGCTGATAGAGCACAAGTAACGCAAAGCGTCTTAACAAAGCTTAAAAATGCAGCTATTACACTCGCGGTAGGGATTATGCCACTTATTCAGATGGTATCTTCAGCAGTAGGGTGGATTACTAAACTTAATGATAAAACAACGACAACCGTTGCTGGTTTTCAACTAAGCCTTATTCCTGCTATTATCTTAGGTGTAGTTGCTCTTAAAGGCTTAGGTCTGGTTCTTGGGTTAGTTACTGGTGCTAAAGTCGCTTGGACGGCTGCAACGGCTGGTGCATCTTTAGCCCAATTCGCGTTGAACATTGTTAAAGGTATTGGAAACTTTCTCTTAGGTACTTCCGCAGTTGCAACAGTAACTGACACCGCAGCTAAGGTAACAAATACTGCTGCAACTGGTGCCCAGGCAGCTGCACAAAAGACTGCGAATACAACCGCTGCAAGCGGTATTAAAACTATGTTAGCTTTTGCTGGCGCTGTAGCACTTATGGGCGTTGGCGTCGGCGCAGCTGCTGCTGGTATCGGTTTTATGGCTGACGGCTTTGCGAAACTCAACCCAACTCAAATGAATGGAGTGTTGATTGTTCTAGGAGGATTAGCAGCTGTTATCCTTCTGATGGGCGCATTGATGCTCTCTCCTGTTGGAGCTGGAGCTACATTAGGTATTCTTGGACTCGGCGCAGCTATTCTTCTCTTGGGCGCGGGTGTTGCAGTTGCAGCATTGGGCATTAGTGTATTAATGAAATCAATGTCCAGTGTTGACCCAGCGACCATCTTGGCAGCAGGCACTGCATTCGCGATTTTCGCTACTTCTTTAGTTCCTTTGATTCCTTGGGTTTTGACTGGTCCACTGTTGGCAGCGGTCTTGTTAGCGATTGGCACCGCCGCAATCATGATTGGGACAGGCTTTGCCTTAGCAGCTAAGTCTATTTCAGAGTTTGATAACCTTTTGTCAAATATTTCATCAGACGCAGTAGGTAATCTAACTGCTATTGCTAACGAGGTTGAAAGGATTGTAGATTCGATTAATTCAATGTCAACAATTAAGGCTGTACTGTTTGAAAATATAGTTACAAAACTTTCACCTGAGACGTCTCAGATTCCATCTTCTAGAACTACCGCAGCAGTGAACGCTGGTGGTGTTGCACGCGCTCAAAATGGCGTGCGCGCCCCCACACGTACCACTGAATCGACGACGAACAACCAAAATGTTAGACCAGTTGAGATTGTCGTGAAAGTTAGCGAAAAAGAGATTGCAAGAATTGCTTGGAAAGAGATTCAAAAAGAACTTGACAGAGTTGGCGGTCGTCAAATTCACGGTCCAAGAGTAGGATAAAAGGAGTATTAATAATGGTGTTTAATGATGTATCTG